GGGTGGCGTTGTAATAATTGGTGGCGTTATAACAGTACCGCTGTCGTCAATGATTGATGGAAAAAGCGGTATGTCAACTGGTGTCTCTTCATCCGTTGTTGTTGTTTCAAACTCCCAAGGATCACCAGGCAAATCTTCTTGTGGATTGTAAATTGCCCAGCCTGATTGATGCTCATCGATAACATTTCCATCGCTGTCAGTGATGGTTCCGCTTTGAATAAAAACTCGATCGCCTATTGCAAACTCAACTGGGCTTTGATCGCTGCTGCCTAATGCTTTAATGCCTTTTCCGTTGTCATTTACTTTCCAAACAATGCCTGTGCCTCGATCTATAAACACATCGCCCGCGCCAAGATTGTTTTTATTCTTTATGGTTCTTGCATCTCTTTTTTGAGCTTTGGTGACTTGTATCGGGCCACTTGTGACAACTTGTTGCCCAGGGTTGTTTGCTTGACCCAGTTTTCTTGACGGCGTGTAAATGCCAGCGATACCCGCACCCAAAAGGGGCAATCCACCAATCGTATCGCTGACTGGTGGATCAACAAGCTCATTGCTGTATATCAGCTCATCGGGTATGTCGCCGAAAAATGACACTATTTATCTTTTGCCTTCCAAAAGTTAAGTGCGCCCAGCTCAATCGTGTATTTGTAAATCTTACCGACAAGCGTATCGAGCTTTGGAGTAGGGGTTATCATTGAAACTACACTGCATACTGTGACGATGAGCATAATGACAGCCATTATATTTGCGAAAGTTTGCATATTTATATCCTCAAGATTGTTGGGCTATTTGATCGATTTTCTCTTCGAGCTTATCGAACCGTTTGAATAGCCTTTCCATTTCAGTTGTGATCTCGGTTTTTGTGACGTAAACGGTTGGCAATTCTTCTCGTGTTTTATTCAGCAATATATCGATGCGCTTGGTCTCGGCCATGTTGCTTTTGATGCCCAAAGCGAGTGGCGCATAGACCAAAGTCAATATGATGTTCCAGAATACTATTGAATTGAGTTCCATTTTTACAATTACCAAAGGTTAGTGATAGATATTATCATATCTTATTGGGCAAGTGGATTGTCGTTTTTGTTTTCTAACGCTTGAATATCATCATACATTGAGTCAACACTGGCATTGATTCCAGCAACACTCGTTTGCAACAAAACAATATCGTTTTTGATCGGCGTTAAATCTTCAGTTTCTATGTTTAATGATTTTATCTGCTCTGCAAGCGAGACCACCTGTTTATCCATGTCAGCAACTTCGTCAGCAAGTGTGTCAATTTCGTTGATATAACGAGTCATTTTAGACTCAAGGTTTTCGATGCGATTAACATACGTTGCACCTGTATAACCAAATCCAGCCAAAGTGCTGACAATACCAGCAAGGGCGATTAGTTGTGTTGTTTTACTTTGAAACCAGTCCATAATTTTTTCCTCATAAATTGGGTTGTGATTGAACCATGTCTTTCATCGCAGTCAGGTTGTCTCCGAATAAGCTCAGATAAGCCTGATTGTTGTCTGCAATGGAAGCATTGGCATAAATTTCTGTGGGTTCGTACCAGCTTGTCGCATCTGGAACGCTTATCATGCTGTAAGTGTTAAACCCTGGCACAAAACTCATCAAAGCAACCAAGGATGAGCTGTCTGCATACTCTCCGCTTTCTTGCTCTTGTGCCTTGATCTCTTCTTGCTGTTCTTTGATGTTTTCAGCAATGATTTGTTCTGCGATTTGATCCGCTTCGCTTGCAGTCATCACGCCTGAAGTGGCATTGCTGATTTGACCTTGCATGTCTTGTATTTGTACGTCTGCCATAACGGGTTGATTGGCATCAAAGCTCATCATGGGCGTAATCGATACATCAACACTTGTGTCTGATACAGAGCTGGATTGAGAAGAGTCAATCGATGTGTCTGCTGCAACACTCATTGATAAAACTTGTTGTGTTTGTGCCGCAGAGCTTGTCACCTGATCCGATATGCTTGGCGAATTGCTTTGGCTTGCGACACCGCCAGAAACAGAAGAGGCGACAGCGTTTGATTGAGTATTGGAGACAATGGCTGATGCTGTGCTGCTGTTTTGAGAAGAATAATTGGAAGCGTTGACACCGTTGTTGATCCCGCCATAACTGTTTGCAGCTATTTTTATGGTGTCGGCAACAACGCTTAGTTGCATCTCAAGTTTGTCGTCCTTTTTGTCGTCATCGGCCAGAACTTCAATTTCCTCATCAACCACTTCTTCTTCAATGACTTCTTCTTCAATGACTTCTTCTTCGTAATACTCCTCAATCGCTTCAACAATCTGTTCGTGTTCAAAATGTTCCATTAAAACATCTTCAATAACAGGCAAGTCATACTCAATCATTGGCAACTCATCAAATGTTAAGTAATCATCTTCAATATAACTAAATGTTATAAATTCATCGGCTGGCAGAGGCTCTAAGAAGTATTCAATTTCTTCAAAAATTGGATCATAAAATTCTTCAATAGGGATAAATTCTTCAACCAATAAAAACACCTCTTCTTGTATTGGCTCAAAAAAGACTTCTTCGTAAAAATATTCTTCTTCAAAGAAAGGTTCTTCAAAAAACACCTCTTCGTAAAAATACTCTTCTTCAATGCCATAGTTGTAAGTATCTTCATTGTAATAAGCGTATGAGCTTTCAAAACTATAGCCTGGACAAGCTGGATCGGACTGTGGGTTGTATTCACACTCTTCATCGAACACGGCATCCCAATAGTACGGGCATTGATTGGAATAAAGCGAGTCAATACTGCATTGTTGAGTAAGGTATGCGGCAGCATAGCCTGGACACGCCGAATTGTTCAATGGATTGCTGCAATCAAGCGCATTGCCAGAACCAACGCCATACAAACTTCCGCCGTTTTCTAAAAGCGTATTGAATGCTGTATTGTTCCAATCTTTGTTTACACAAGTGCCAGAGACGTTTGTTGTTCCCGTGCTGCATTCATCGTGATAAAGATAAGTGTAAGTTTGTGAACTGCTGCCTTGCTCACCAATCAAAACATCGTGCTTAATGACGTTTAACCCGCCGTATCGGAACTCAAAGCTGTCGTCTGCTTTCCACAAAACGACCTCAAACGAGTTGTCTGTGTTGCTGCGATTGTATTCTCGTAAGTTGTACCAACCAAAAACAGATTTGTCGGTGAAATTCTTAGCCAGAACCTTAGAGCCGTTGTCACGAATCAGATCAGTCCAGAAAGGATAAAGTGTGTATGTGATTTCAGGTAATGGGTCAGGTGTGTAGTCATTACAATAACTTCCTGACGACCCAAAGTGTAAACAACCATTGGTTGCCATTCGAGCAGATGTGAAATCTTCGCCATAAAATGTAAACGTAAAATCTAGGTTAAATGCACTGGAAACTTGGTCGTCACCAACTGCCATGTTGGTTGTACCGCTTTCGTTGGTTAAATTAAAAATGTTTTGATTCGCCTCGTAAACATATCCAGCATTGGTTTTAAGGTTTGCGCACAAAAGCAGCAAACAGGCCAATCCCATCCCAAATAAAATGGCGTTTTGCAATCCTTCGTTGTTTTTCTTAGGCATTACCCGCCCGAATCAAACTCACGGCGGCATGTCATTCTTGATTTTTTCTGTCCTGATGCATTAAGTGTGCCAGCACATTTAGACACATAATCTGCCTTTGCTTCTCTGTAATCGGGTCGATCTTGTGGGTTTTCTTGCCAAGCAAGTATGGCATCAGCACCGATCTTGCCTCTATGTGGACAAGGTGTGCCAGCCATTGCCATTGCTTTGAATACACGCTCATCTTGGCAAAGTAGGGCGACCGCACTTACTTTCATGCCCATATCGTATAAATATTTTGACAGCTTCAATCGTTCACAGTTTTCATCTCTGACGGTTCTGCCCGCAGATAAACCGAACACTTGGCCCTGAAAAGCACCCGATCTACCGACCGTACACAAATCCTGTGAATACGACATGATTGATGGTGCTATTGCAGAAGCGGGCGGTGCTTCTGTTTTAATGTTTTGATTGATTGTTTGCTCAGATTTTGACTCATTGATGTTTCGGTTGGTGTTGTTTGAAGTGCTGTTGTTCTCATTCACATTTTTATTGTTGGTCTGCACGTTGGATGTCGAGTTGGACTCATTAATATTGCGGTTGGTGTTGTCTGATGTTGATTCGTTTACATTTCGGTTGCTGCTCGTTGTCTCATTCACATTGACATTGTTTGATGTGACACTCGATGTCGAATTATTGGTCACATTGGATGTGACATTCGATGTGGATGTATTGGTATTGACATTGTTGTTGCTCGATGTCGAAGTATTGACATTGTTGTTGTTATTGGTTGCTGTCGAAGTCGATGTGTTAGTCGAGACATTGTTGTTTGAGTTGGTCGAAGTCGAAGTCGATGTGTTGGTCGAAACATTGTTGTTTGTGTTGGTTGCTGTCGAGGTCGATATATTGTTGTTTGTGTTGGTTGCTGTCGAAGTCGTTGTTGTGGTGTTATTGTTTGTGTTAGTCGTGGTTGTGGCGTTGGTCGTAGTCAACGAGTTTTGCTCACAATACTCGCTTCCAGCCGTACAGTTTCCAGTTTGGTCTGCTTTTGTTTGCCACGAAAAAGCGATCACAGACACCATAAACATTGTTTTTAAAAGTTTATTCATTTTATCTTTTTACTAAACTGCCCCCAAAGTACATGCCAATAATGGCTGAAACTAAATTTGTATCTAATTGTGTAATAACGAGACCTTGAAAAGTTATCCATTCAAAAATCTCTCTGCCTTCTCTAAAAAACATAAAGCCTGGTCGCCAATTCGTATAACCCACAGTCACATCGACTTCTGGCGAAAAAACCGCAACCAACTTGGGCAGCAACACGATTGAAAAAATTGCTGTCAGGGCAATAATTCTTCGTGTCCACTGAAAGCCTGTGTCGGTATTGTCTCTGGCGGCTTCTATTGCTTTAAGTTGAAACTCACCACGAGTTATTAATAATTTCTGTTCGTCAGCTTTTGCTTTTCGGCTTTGCGACCAAACGCTTAATAAACTACTCAACAAGGTTGAGCCGAGCATCGTAATTATCTCAAACGGAAAGCCCACCTCATTTCATCGGGTCTTTTTTGTGAGAGTTTGTGTATAAGCCGAACCAAGCAGCCCCCGCACCCACAACGATTGAAATTAAACCCGATTGCTCAAAACTTGGTTCAGGCAAATCCATGAACCAAAATGTCGTGTAATAAAGCAAATACATATACACACCCAAAAATGCTCTCGGTATGATTCTCCAACTGTCTATTGCTTCAGCGACAAAAATGAATCTCTGATAAGGATTGTCGTTTTTCTCATCCTCAAGCTCTCTGATTCTGTCTTTTAATTCAGACTTCTCTTGCAATAGGGCCATGAATTTATTGAGATCAATTTCGACCTCATTGCGATCCATGTCGCCACCGAACCTGGGGCTGCCGTAATGTTGTTCGTCACTCATTTCTTTTTCTTTCGTTTATATGTTTTTTTATACGCTTCGTTTTTTACGGTTGATGGATCATCTGCCACAAAATGTCCTTTTGCATTTCTGGCTCTCTCAGTCACGGTTTCTAAATTCAAAAATTTATTCATAAACCATTCCGTGAGTCCGATGTTCCAAAAGTTCATTGTTCTGTCGAAGTTATCTTTCATAGTCGTTTCCTTTGTTGTTAATGAATTGTTGTTTCCTCATGCGATAACAGCTCTGAATCTTCATCAATGAAATCAGACAAAAAACACAACACGATCTCTCGTGCATGTTCTAAGTTTTTGGCTTTGATGCCTTGGGCGGTGTAAATCATTTCGCCCGCTGAATCCAGGAACTCTAAATCGTAGTATTTATCCGTTTCCTGTACCATTAAACAATCCCGCAGCTTGTGACTTGGCAAGTTGTCGAATTGTCTCTCGATCTCGTTCCATCAATGCATTTATCTCAGCAATGTTAATCTCTGCGCCATACTTGGCAGACAGTTCAGCAGCCTTTAAGCGTATATCCGCTTCGGCTTCATCGCGTTTAAAGTCATCTTCCATAATCAGTTTCATGCGATCCGTTTCAGAATCGATGATTGCCTTTTGTGCTTGCACTTGGGCTTTTTGTATCTCTGCTTGTGCCAACATTTCAGCAGCATCGGGTTTGTCATCTTGTGGCTGTGGTGGCATCGGCGGTATATCGGTGTTGATAAACGCACTCACATCCTTAAATCCAGCCAATTCGATGATCCGACCCAAAGTATTTGCGTATTGTTGCAAGCTCACCATTGGGTTTTGTGGCCCTAATGTTTGTAAAATCTGCTCTTGTTTGCCCGCCATTTGAGCCAAAACTTGCATTTTTTCCTCATCCGAACCTTTGGATATGGCGACATTGACCACAATGTCCTTGTTTGCATCCCAGTATCTCGGATCAACAGGCACAAACTCATTGTTTAAGCGAAACACGTCTTGTTTGTCTTGGTTTTTAATAACCAGGTTGTTTACAAGCGAATACAGGTCGCGTAAACCCTCGCCGAAGTGACGACAAATCAGCTCAACTCTGCCTTGCGCCCCTGACATCGTGGCAGCAACGGCGGCTTTGGTGGATGATTGCAACGCATCGGCGTTCAGACCCGCACTGGCTTTGGAAACACCTGTGCGATTCTCTTTCGCCTCATCCAAATAACCAAGCACAGGAAATGCCTCTTTGCCCAAGAAAGGCGTTGAAAGCTGTTGCACCATACCAGGCGCGCGCATACGAATCGGTTGCCCAATGTCTGTATTCAGCACGTCATCAATGTTCACTTGCCCTTCGACAATTCCGAGTCTAGGAAAGATGGCGTGGCCCAAAGAATCAAGGGTATCTCTCATAATTTGAGATTTAGCCGCTTGTATTGGGATGAGGTAGTCTGCTGGGCATGAGCCAATGGCGGTATGCGGTTCAGGATCGGGTGAGAAGATTGTGATAGGTAAATCATCCCAAGGCATCGCATTGACTATGTTCATGCCATTACCCAGTGTGCAGACTCGGATGCGCTCATCAATGCCATCGCCATCCAAATCGTAAAATAAATAATGTTCGACATACAATATGTCTTGTCCAGCGGGGTCGGGGCGGTCGGCATACATGACCTCGCTCAGAGGATTCCTTGCTTGTTCCGCCTCATACTCAGCAGAGTCATACGATCCGCCTGTACCCGAATATTGTTCAATCTCTTCTTTTTCATAACCCATGGCAATCAGCTCGCTCATGGTTTTGACCATGCGATGTGCCACATAAGGTGAAGTGTGTATGTCTCTTGCAGCACGAGAAATCAAAATCTCTTCGGGCGGTACTGCCTCGATGACCACTTGGTCTTTTGCTTTGACTCGTCTGATTTTCAAATCATAACTGACAGGGCGTTCCTCGGTGATCTCATCGCCTGTCATTTCGTTTACGATTGTCAAAGTTTCCATTTCCATTTTCTCTTCAACAATCTCGACATCCTCATCCATGATGAGTGCGGTGTAATCTTCAGGCGAAATATTGCTGAACTCGTGGCAAGTGGATGTAATCGAATCATCCCAATAGGCTTTTACAAAGCCCGTTTTACGAATCAAAGCATCCTTAAAAGCGTTGTACATGACCTGAAAGCCTGGATTCTTCTCTTGTATGATGTGATTGATATACGCCGTTTGCTGTTCGGCAAAAGGTATGTCCTCGGCAGAGTGCGGTACAAACTCGACCACTTTCTTTGTGCCGAAGAAGGTGCGCATGATCGATGGCAGCATGAATAACACGCTGTCTCTGACATCGGTTGAAATGTATTCCGATTGCAACTCAGAAGTTGCACCAGGTTCTTTGCCTAAATAATAACGAGTTGCCTCGTCACGTTCTTGCCCAATCTGTTCGATGAAATCCTGTGCGGATTCCATTTCGCTTTTGACGACCGCTTGTAAATCAAGCGTATCTTCATCGCTAATATCGTATGACCCTTTGGTATCTGTATATTCCATGTATGCTTATCCCACTCGTATAATTTTTGATTTTAGGGGTTTCTTGAAATTATACCCCATCGAGGAAATCGTGCCACCCGTAAAGGTCGCAGCGGTGCTTGCCATCGTCAGTGCCAGCGCATCGGCTTTGTCGGGAGACTTGATGCCGCGCTTGCGCATTGCCTCTTTTGCTTCAATCTTTATCTTGCCAGCACTTGTATAAGTATATTGCGGTGAGGTCAGTTCTGCAATCAATTCGTCATCCTCTGGCAAGCGACAATCTCTTTTGGTAAGCCAATCCTTAATCGCAAACCACAACTCGGCACGAAGATTTAAATAGTTTCTTCGACTGGCGGGCGATTCCGCAACATTGACACCGCGCACTGGCATGCCCAACTCAGAAAGACGATCCACCACGCCCGAACCCAGACCAATGACATCGACCAATATCTCTTGCGGTTGATTCATTGCGGTCGCAGAATCGTAAATATTTTTTACCGCACCGCAAAGCTGCATCAAATCCATCGAGCGAAATGTTTTAATCTCAAACACCGTGTTGCCTTGGCGAATACACAGCGCAGAATTATCACCCCCGAAGCGTGCCACATCAAGGCCATATACAATCGGCTCGGATGCAGTTAATTCCACATCGCGATTGACCGCTGCTCTTGCCAACTCCAAAGGAATCACAGTGTCGTCATCGGCTTTTGGAAACTGACCCATGACCTCGACTCTGGCAACGGTGGAATCCTCACCGTATTGCTCAATCATTTTATGAAACAACGCTTGGTCTGTGCCTTCGACATCGCGTGAGTCAATCTGTTCCGTGTTCCAATACGCTCGTTTGGAGTGAAACGCATCGAAAAATGGCCCTGTATTACGCCTTGGGTTTGAAAACGTCATCCAATAACGATCTTTCGTGGGTTCTGTGAAAAAGCCCTCAGACACAGAATAAATCGGTGCGGGAATACCCGATGCCTCATCCATAATCAGTAAAATACCATGTGTACTATGCAGCCCCGCATACGCATCGGGGTTTTCCTCTGACCACAAAGAAGCCATTGCATAGTAATAGCCGCAATCGATGTTTAGGTCTCTGACCAATAATTCTTCAAACCATGCTTGCGGTCTTAGTGTGGTCGCTGTCTTTGCGAACCAATGACCGTTGATGGATAAAGTGAGCCACTTGCCCAGCTCTGCCCATGTTCTCGATCTGAGCTGTTGTTCGGTGTTGGCAGATACAACGACTGTGCCACCAAGACGCGTGGATAAAAACCAAAGAATGATCCAAGCGACCAAAGCCGACTTGCCGATACCACGACCAGAGGCAACTGCGAGTCTAAACATCTCAGGCAGATCGATTGTTTCGTTTTTGCGTATATGATTGCCAATATCTCGTAAAATTTTTTCTTGCCACTCTCTAGGGCCAGTAAATTCTTCGAGGGGGGTGTTCTCGATGCCCCAAGGGAAGGCATAACGCACAAAGTTTAATGGCGAATCCTTTATGGTGAGTGACCATATATCGGTCATCAGTTCTTCTTCTTGTTTAGGGGTGTATTTCATTGCGCTTGCCACCTAAGTTTTAATTGACCATCAACATCTTGTTCTACTCTTTCCGACACATAACCTACATTTGTTTTCTTTCTTGTGTTCCAAAAGTCGTTTTTATTGGTTTTACCAACAATTTTCCATCCAGCACCTTTTAGGCTTGAGCCATTTTCAGATTGCAATGTGTAAGTAATCATTCTTTCGCCCCCCATTTGTTGCCATATACGCCATGCTCTCGCGTAAAGAAACGAGCAAACATTTTTGGGGCTATCATCGTTGGTGCAAAGACGATTGACCTCTGCTGTTAATCCATCATCCAACATTCTTGCAACGGGTCTGCCAATTATTGCCACGCCTACAATGTTTTCGTTTTCATCTAATGCGCCGATGGAAAATCGATGACCGACACAAGGTTTGTTGTGCCTATGAAAATCCTCAACATAAGCGTTTGCTGATTTAAGCGTCAGTGGTATTACTTTAAGTTTTGCCATAAAAAATTAAAAAATTTTAGTTCGGGGGCACGAAAACAAACGCCCCCCGCTTGGAATCGAAGGGGGGGTCTAAGCAGCGATCCAGCCGCCGAAACTGAGCTGAGATTGCTTACTATGTTCTGGTATAGAACATGGAAAACCCTATAGATAAAGGCTTTCAAGGCTTTTACCTGAATAAGAACTGTATTTGCCTGGTCAAATTTTGCGTTTGCTGGCAGCGATGGCCCAACTCGAACCCAGTTTCGGTTCGTGAACTGGTTTGGCGGTTTGAACTGTCGCTCTCCCTTTAAAGTATCAATAAAATCACTAAATGAATGACCACATACTGTCTGCAAGACGTTGTATTTATTGGGTTTATTGGTCATTCTGTTAGCCCTTCTTGTTTTGCTTGTTTTCTATCTCTAACGGCTGTGGAGTGACATCAATCAACCTTCTTTTAGCAGTATTCAACACATTTGTAAGGCTTAATTGATGATCGTGAGTGGTTTCTACTCTATCTCTCCAGTTTCTTTCATCCCTGTTTTTAAGATAGAATATCTGTGCTGTGACATTGCCATCATTAGCTGACTTGAATAATGAATTAGTGACCTTTGCTAAACCTTTTGCTCTGCCAACCTCAAGTGCCTCATTAAACTCTTTTGATCGTTTACGATTGCGATCAATAACGCCCCATGAGACTCCCAACGCTCTTGCTATTTGTGATGGCCCAAGACCTTGAGCAGCTAATTGTTCGACTGTCTCAGGCTTAATATCTATTCTTTTTCTTCCAGAGCCTTTTGGGTTTTTTTTGGTCTTATTAGCCATTGAATAACTCCGCCTTATTGCCAGTAAACTCTTCCCATCTTTGAATAATGACATCACAGTATTTAGGGTCTAATTCCATTCCATAACATTTTCTGTTGGTTTTCTCTGCTGCAATTAGTGTTGAGCCAGAGCCTAAAAACAGGTCAAGTACAATGTTTTTCTTCTTGCTACTGTTTTTAATTGCTCTTTCTGGTAGCTCAACTGGCTTTTGTGTTGGATGTTGATAGTTAGAGTCTTTTGCTATATTCCAAAGATCAGACTCGTTGGTGATAGATGGATCAACCAAACCATCAAACAATATAAACTCATGTTGATGTCTGTATCCTTTGCCTAAACCAAAAACATTCTTTGCCCAAACAATACAGGCTTTCGGTTTTAATTTTAGCTGCAACAAACCATAAAAAGCCCAGTTGCAACAAATGTAATAAGTGTTTGAGTTGATAACCTCTAATGTTGATAAAAAACCATCTATAAAATCTACAAACTCATCATTTGATAGTTTGTCGTTTTTAATTACATCAAACTTACCACTCCTTCCGTTGAAGGCGACATTATAAGGCGGATCAGTAAACACCATATCAGCCTTATTGCCATCCATCAGCTTGTCAACATCATCAATGCTAGTGCTATCGCCACAAAGTAGACGATGCTCACCTAGTATCCACAGATCACCCAATTTAGTTGTTGGTTCTTCTGGTAGGTCAGGAACAGCATCTTCATCGGTTAAACCTTCGGTTGGCTCAGATAGTAAAGATTCGATCTCGTTATCCTCAAAACCAAGTAAGCTGATATCAAACTCTAGGTCGTTTAACTCTTCTAACTCAACCTTGAGCATATCCTCATCCCAACCCGCATTGAGAGCAAGTCTATTGTCAGCGATGATGTATGCCTTTTTCTGCGCCTCAGTTAAGTGTTTGAGGCAAATGGTAGGCACTTTATCTAACTTTAGCTTATTCGCCGCCATAACCCGCCCATGTCCAGCTATTATCATATTGTCTTGGTCAACCAGGACAGGATTGGTAAACCCAAACTCTTTTATGCTTGAAACAATTTGATTGACCTGTTCGTCACTATGCGTTCTCGTGTTCCTAGCATAAGGAATCAAGTCCTTTGTTGCCAACATACTAATTTTAGGATTTGTCATCTATTCACATACCTTGCAAGCATCATTGCCATTGTCTACGATTTCACCACGACTCATTGTCTCTGCAATTTTGATGGCAAGCTGTTTGCCAACAAAGCCACGATGAGTCCAATATGCAGCCACCGATTCCAATGTCAGCTCTTGCTTTTGATTTTCAGTTTCAGTTTTATTTTCATTGTCCATAATTATAACCCTATGGTAGTTGTAATCTTTATTTAATTTTTTTTAGCATCTCGTCAAACGATTCTTCTTGGTTATCCAGTGTGAACCTATCAATAGTCACAGCCTTGGCTTTCTGGCCTCTGTTTTCTTCAAACAAAATAAACTTTGTTCTGAGATCAACGCAAGCGAAGATATGAACGATGTCTTGATCGTATGGATCGTGAGTTGAGCTGTGCTTCAGGTTAAACTTGTATCTCTTTTTCGTTCTTGTTGGGTCTTTCCAAGGATTCATTCCACTTTTAACCTGTACGCCGTAGTAATTGCCTTCAATCTCCACGAGCAAATCCCTTGATGATGTCGCAAACGGTTGAAACACATTGAAGCCTTTTAATAGAAAATAGGTCGCTGTTAGCATCTCCCCTGAAATGCCATATTGTTTTTTGTAATGGGCCATTATTAATAAAGTATTTCATCTTCAATAAAGTTCTGTGACTCCTTATCGATGTCAATCGGTTTACGACTGAGAATCGTCACATCTCCAAAGCTCTCCTTAAATCTTTTTTTAATATCGAATGTCTCTTCTGGAATCATGCAAAATATTTCATTGATACTGAAATACAGACTCGGTGGTTCTGCCTGGCAAATGGCAGCACATTTCGCCAAAGCATCTTGATCCAATGCAATCAATATTTGCACACCCAATTTTTTATGCTTGGTAATCCATATGTTTTCATCGAGTTCTTGAAATCCCTGTTCGCTGACATATTCAACTAGGGCAGTTATGCCACGCATCATGCCCTCGGATTGTTTGATGATCTCGTCTGGATCGTTTTCCAATAACGAATTGGTCAACAACATTTGTTGACGATAGAATCGCTTTCTCAAATCAGGCGATATGATCTCCATGATTCGATCCCACCCATAACGAGCCGATGCCTCTGCTTTGAGTTTTAACATCTTTGAATAAACCGCGTTGGCTTCTTCCTTTTTCTTTTTAAAAGACTCGTCTCTGATGTTCTTCATTCTGTACTCTAAATTACTCATAAGTATATAAGCCCCAAAAAAGTGCAATTTTTGCCTATGCCAACTGCAACCCTGTTTAAATAGACAGGGTTTGCATGTTTGCACTTTGCATCGAAGGTTTGCAGTGAGGTTTGCACCTAGGTTTGCACCCCTCTGAAACCCCTGCATTTATTGACTTTAAGTGCAAACCCCCATGTGGGCAAAGGTTTGCACCTAGGTTTGCACCCCGCAAACTTGACCCTTTTTTTAGGGCCATTTTTTGCAAACAGGGTTTGCACCCTAAAATTCTGGCTCATCGTCATATAACATAAGGCTTTTAGCCGTTTTCGCATCTTTATCAATGGTTGTGCTGCTCACACCCAATTCTTTCGATATTTGTCGATTTGACATGCCCTCACGCTTCATTTTGGCAACCATTTCGATCCTAGATTCACGATCCGTTTTCTCTTTTATGAGCAATCCATTTCCATATCGCCAGTTAATATCTGCCACATCGTATCCGTATATGTGTCGCCCTTTTTCAAACCGCCAGATGAAATTGGTCTCATAATCGGCTGTGTCTAAACCCAATAAACCATCATCCGAGTCCTCATCTTCTTTGACATTGATTGAAATCACGCCGTCTAAGAGTATTTCTTTCGAGACTGACCCTAATTGTTTGCCCGATTTGCCTGAGTGATGCAGCATCCAAACAACACGGTTCTCAGCTCTCATTTTGAGGAGTAGGGGATTAATCGTTGCCACAAACTCTTCTGCCGAGTTGTTGTCCTCAAATGCGGTCAAGTTGAGCAAGTTATCCCATATAATAAAGTCGGGTTGCACACGCTCTACCAAGTCCAAATACCATTCTCGACCCTCTGCGCTGGACAGCGGTGAGAGTCCATCGGTTTGATCGTAATGGCTCACAATAAAGAAGTTCTCATTGACTCGTTTTAATAAATCATCTCTTTGCGCCTCGCCCGCAAATATGCCCGTTGTCATCGACTCAAATCGTGTCTGTAAACTGCGAGGATTCATCTCTGCATCGAGCAATAAGACTTTGTGAGGCTTTGCTATGTGATAATGAGCAAAGTCCACACCCGCAGACAGAGCAATCGCCATGTATTGACTCACAAGCGATTTACCGCTTCCTGGTTTGCCGTGCATCATCCACAGATCGCCATGATGTATGAGCTTGTTGTTGTCATCGCCGATCATCAGCGTCATCTCAGGGTATTCATGGTCTTTAAAGTCGCCGTATTTCTGATAAATAACTCGTCTACCCGCTTCATACTCGCGCGCATCTGCCAACTCAATCACATTGATCGGCTCTTCGCGCTCGAACGCATCCATGAGGTCGTCTTTGGGCTGGAAGTGTTCAGGCGGTTCAATGATGACCGTGTCAATGCCGTGTGTTTTCAGCTCGTCTTTAATCGACTTGGCAACCTCAAACCCCGCCTCATCGTTATCGGGCCATATGATCGCTTTGGGAAAGCGTTTGAGCTGTGACCAATCCTGATTGTTCCAACTGCCCGTGCCGCCGTGCCATGTGACCACAATGCCTTCGTACAATGCTCTAGCACCGAGCGCAGCTTGCTCACCCTCTACAACCAAACAGGGCAAACTCTCATCGCCCTCGCTTGAGATCAGCAATGGAAGTTGCCCTTTGGGGCGTTTCATTTGCCATGTGCCATCGTCCAATCGGCTGAACGGTCGTATGACCTTGCCTGGAAA